TTCCACTCATAACATATTGACCATTCGTTATAGCCCAATTTTTATATGTTTGATAAACAACACCTGCACCGACTTTATAACCTTCTAAAATCATAATACATTCATCTATAAACTGACCTATAGTGTCCATTTCTTGCTTATATAAGCTTATAGAGTTTTTAACTTTTTCAGGTTTTTCTAGTCCGTCTTTATGATATTTTTTAAGACCAGCTAAAGCCCAGTTAAGAATGCCTGGAAGTTCTTCTAATAATTCTTCTTTAAGATTTTTATTTATTTTCTTAACTTTAGCATCAAAAGGAATTATATTAAGTCTTCGCCATATTCCATCATCATTTCCACGAATTATAGGCTTATGATTAGTAGCCATCCAAATTTTAAATTCAGGAATGAATTCAAATTCATTCTTATATAAAAATCTTGCAGTAACTTTATCGCCACCAGTTAATTGCTTTACAAGTCCCTCATCAAATCTCATTCCGTCATTAGGTTCAGTAGTAGTAACGAATCTAGCTCCTTTAAGTCTTGCTATATCGTTATTAGCTCCTTGTTGATTTTTAACCATTAAAGAGCCAGGCTGAATATTTAAAGCATAATGCCCAAATAAAGCACTCATAACTTCTAAAAAAACAGATTTTCCATTAAGTCCATTACCAAAAAGAATAAATAAGCACTGCTCTCTAGTCGAACCTGTAAGAGAGTAGCCAATAGCTTTTTGAATAAATTCAATTAATTCTTCATCTTCTAAAAAAATCTCTCTTAAAAATTTAATCCACTTTGGACATTTTCTTTTAGGGTCAAATTCAGTTCCAGCAATTTTTGAGAAAAAATTATTTTTATCATGATCCTTGAATAAATATTCCTTTAAGTCTAAAAATCCATTATCCACATTAAATAAGTAAGGGTCTAAATCTAACTCATTATTAGTTATAGCTACTTTATGTTGCAATTCTTTAAGCATATTTTCTTTACCTTTAGAATTTCTAGTATATTTAATATGCTTTAAGAGTGCTTTTTCTTGGTCTTCGTCATTAACGAACTTAAATTCATTTTTCATATCTGCAATAACAGTTTCAGCAAGATTTTTTATAATTGAGCTTGAGTCTTCTTGCCAAAATCTTGAATTATAAATCATAAAAGATTTATTATCGTAGTTATATCTAACAATATCTTCATATTTTTTTAAAAATCTTTCAGCATTTCCTGTATCATCATAACTAAAGAAGTTATTATCGCCTATAAAAAGCTTAAATTCTTCATCCTTTAAATAAACATTTTTACAGTCTTTAATAGCTTTATTTAAAGTCTTTTCTCCATAGGTAAATTCTCCTCTCTTCTCATCCCATTTAGCTCTATAAAGACTACTTTGTCTAAAAATAGCATCCATTTTTTCTTTATCTTTTGCACAATAATATGCAAGATAATTACAGAATGCCATATCAGCTTCGGACTGACTGCTATAATTATGATTATTTATAAATAAATTGTGGAATTTTTTATTTTTAAGTGCGACCTCTAGTATTTCATCTAATTCTAAATTAGAATTAAAATTAGGGCTATTTTTTTCGATTTCAGAACTACCTATATATTTTTCAAATAAATCAATAATCTCTTCAGTACATTCATTGACATAATCAATATTAGATAAAGAATTACCAGTCATAACAAAGAATCTACCGCTTGAATACATTTCAACATTACTTTTACGTCTTCCACCTTCAGGGAGTTTACCTTTACAAATAAAATGAACTCCTTTTCCACTTTGAGAAAATTCTCCATAGGTTTTTAGACTATCAGCAAATTCACTTATAATATTTTCGTCAATTCCTTGCTTAAATAATTCAACATCTTCATCTATCTTATCAATATCAATTCCAAAAAATGGTTCATCAAAGAAAAAGCCGATTCCGTTACAGCCGAATTTATCTATATTATCTACACAGATTTCATAAGTATTCCATGTGGACTTATCGTTGGACTTTGCAAATTCTCCTGTTAGTCCATTTATAGGTATTTTGGTATTTTTACCGTCTCTTTTTACAAGACGGTAAAGACACCAGTTGCTATACTCTTTTAGTTCTTGAGGTATTTTCTCATACATTTTTTTACTCCTAGAATGGTATTTCTTCGTTATTAGCTTCAGGGAATGTTCCAAAAGGTGCATCAAAACCAGAAACATCCCATTTGCTTATACTTTCATAAGTTTTTCCATTATATTCATGATGCTTAATAGTTACTTTACAATTCTTTCCTTTGTAATCATCAAGTAACTCATTTAAAGTCTTGTATTCTTTACCATTTATTAACTTACAAGCTTTTCCTATTGAATTAAATTCTTGTAATGAATAGCTATCAGTTTCAAGTCTTTTCCACAACTTATGGAAAATTAGTCTCTTTCCATATTTTTGAGTTGCTATATCATCTCTAACCTTTAAAGTTAGTTGAATATGTTCTTTACCTGCTTGAGTTAAAGCAACCTTTGCATCATTAATAACAACTTCATAATCTCCTTCTGGTAATAAATCAAAACTTTGACAATTTTCAAAATCCATTTTAAACATAATTTTTATTCTCCTTTAAATTAATTTTAATATTTTGCCTAAATAGTAGGCTCTACCTGGCTTATAATTATTATCTATACACCAGTTTCTAAGTTCTTTCATATTTTTACATTCTTTCCAGTCTTTAGTATTTAGTCTAAAACTAAAATCATTTTCTTTTATTTCTTTTAATTCGACTGAAGTATCAATTTCGACTTCTTGTTCTGCTCTAAACTCAAAGCCACAGCAAGGGCAAATTAAGTATTTTTTATCTATTGCTGCAAAACATTCAGGGCAAGTCTTCGGGTTATCTTGTAATTTATTTTCTCTTTGCTCTTTTGTCTCTCCTTCTAAACTCCATTCCCTCTCCAAGTTAGGAAGTCCAAAACGTTCAACATTTCCAACACAGTCAATAATAGTTGCAGTTTTATTTTGTCTGTATCTCATTGATCTCATTGACTGTTGAATGAAAAGTGATAAAGACTTTGTAGGTCTAAGCAAAATAACAACTTCACAGTCTGGAACATCAAATCCCTCTCCTATAAGGTCAACATTGCAGAGGATTTGTATTTTACCTTCCCTAAAATCTTTGATTATGGACTCCCTTTCTTTCTTTTCTGTCTTAGCATCTAAATGAATAGCTTTTATATTTGACTCACAAAATTCATTAGCAATTTTCTTGCTAAATTCTACATTAGGGCAATAGCAAATAGCTTTTTTACCTTTAGCAAGTCTTTCATAAGTTTTTAAAACATCAGAATAGATTATCCTATTCATAGTTAAATCAGAAACTTTATAATCTCCGTGAGACACTTTAAGATTATGAGTATTTATAATCTCTGGTGCAAAGTATCTAAAATTAGCTAAAAAATTATTTTGTATTAGCCAGTTTACTGACTTTCCTATAACTAAAGCATCATTAACATCAGAGAGTCCAACTCCATTTAATCTAATTGGTGTAGCTGTAAAACCTAACTTTAAGCAATTTGAAAAATAATCATAAATTTTTTTATAAGTCTTAGCTAAAGCATGATGGTTTTCATCTGTAATAATCAAGTTAGGTTTTTTTATTTTATCTAGCTTATTAACTAGAGTTTGAACCATATAGACATCTACAAAATTCATATCAACACCATAATTTTTAAAAGTTTCTATAATTTGGTCTTTAAGTTCTTTTCTGTGGATAAGGAATAAAACTCTATTATTTTTTTCTGTTGCAGACTTTACAATATCAGCGATAATAACAGATTTTCCACTTCCACAAGGAGAAACTATACAAGGACTTTTAAAGCCCTTTCTAAAAGAGTTTTTAGCTTCTTCTACTAACTCTCTTTGATGTGGATATAACTTATACATTTGTTATCAGCTCTTCCACTTTGCAACCTTTTCTATTATCAAGTCTATTTTTAGCATAGACACTATTTAAAGGTTCAAGAATGAAGCCTCTAACAATTTCTCCTGATTCATCTTTTTTACAAACTAATCTAGCAACTACATCACAAAGTCCTAAAAAGTTATTTAAAATTTTAAGTCTTATATCTGGCATTGAACGATTATACATTTGACCTGTACTCTCATCAGTCCATACATCAGAAGTTTCCCAAGCTGTAAAAATAATTCTATTATTTAGATTTGTTAAAGCTCTTAAACTATCTAAAATAGTAAAATCTATTCTTTGATAATCAGCTTGTGAAGGCACTCTATTATTCTTTCCTTCTCTTCCAAGATTAGCCAGGCAACTTCTAAAAAGTTCTGAAACATTATCTATAACAATATTGTCATAATCTTTAGCAGCACCTTTTATTAATTCGGTAACAATACTAATCCAGTTATCAAAAATGTTATGAGTGTCAACCTCTACAATATCAATATTTTTTTCACCTTTTAAAACTATTGAAGACTTATCAATATCAATTAAAAGAGTTTTGCCTTTAATAAATTTAATTGCAGTAGTTTTTCCCATTCCAGGATTCGCATATATTAAGTAGCATGATTTTTTATTATTTAATTCTGTAGCTTTTGTTATCTTCATTACTTAATCACCAAACTTTCATTTTCGATAATTACTGCACCTTTAATTTCTTTGCCTTCCTTAATAGCTTTTTTGATTTCTGTTTTATTAGGTTCAGGTTCTTTAAACTTTAAAAATTCTTTTGGAATAAGACTTAAATCTGTTATTTCTGTAATTTCACTTTTTCTAAGAGAGATTTTAAAAACTCCTAGATCCATTTTATTAAGTCCTGCATTATTAAGGCATAATTTAGTATAGTTTTCTAAAGATTTTAGTTGATTATCTAATATAGTTTCTTTATTTTTCAGTCTATCTCTTTCCTCTTTTATCATAGCTTTATTACCTTTGATGTTCTTGCATAATTTAGCTATATTTAAGAGTTTTTCTTGTAACTCATCTTCTACATCCTCTGCAGCTTTTTCTAAAAATTCTTCTGTTATTTCTTCATTTCCTATTAAATCTTGTATATTTTTATATCTTTCAGATATTTCGTATAAATTAGCCATT